AACAGTGAGCAGTATGCTAAGATTTTTCCCAATGTAGCACTTAGGCAGGACAGTAAAGCAGCAGGTAGGTGGGCGACTAACGGGGGAGGAGAATACTTTGCGATTGGTGTGGGGGGAACGGTTACTGGTAAGGGTGCTGATCTTTTGATTATTGATGATCCTCATTCTGAGCAGGAGGCTACTCTAGCTCAAGGTGATCCATCTGTGTTTGATAAGGTGTATGAGTGGTATACATCTGGGCCGCGCCAGCGATTGCAGCCTGGGGGGACGATTGTGATTGTGATGACCCGTTGGGGCGAGAAAGACTTGACGGGAAGAATTATCAAAGATGCAATCAGCAGGGATAAGGGCGAGGAGTGGGAGTTGATAGAGTTGCCTGCGATCATGCCCAGTGGTAATCCTTTGTGGCCTGAGTTTTGGAGTTTAGATGAGTTATCTGCTTTAAGGGAGGAGTTGCCTTTAAGTAAGTGGAATGCTCAGTATCAACAAACTCCTACGGGCGAAGAGGGTGCTTTAGTAAAGAGGGAGTGGTGGAAGGTCTGGGAAGAGGATGATCCTCCGAAATGTGAGTTTATTATTCAGAGTTGGGATACTGCTTTTACAAAGAATGAGAGATCAGACTATTCGGCCTGTATAACTTTGGGGGTGTTTCACTTGGAGGATAACCCAGAGGATATAAATATTATTTTGTTGGATGCTTTTCAAAAGAGGATGGAGTTTCCTGAGTTGAAGGAGAAAGCATTTAATCATTACAAGGATTGGGAGCCGGATGCTTTTGTGGTTGAGGCTAAAGCGGCTGGTGCGCCTTTGATATTTGAGTTGAGGAAGATGGGGATTGTGGTGAGTGAATACACCCCGACAAGGGGGAATGATAAGTTTGTGCGTTTAAATTCTGTGACTGATTTGTTCAAGTCGGGTAAAGTATGGGCTCCTGATACGAGATGGGCGCATGAGGTGGTTGAGCAGATGGCGGCTTTTCCGAATGCTGAGCATGATGACTTGGTGGATGCTTGTGTTCAAGGATTGATTCGTTTCAGACAGGGTGGGTTTTTGCGGCTTGATACAGACGAGCGCGAGGATCTAATCGGCTTTAGAAGAAAGCATGTTTACTATTGAGGATCTCATGGAAAAATCTTTATACGAAATGCCACAGGGTATTGAATCACTGGAGCCAGATATTGAGATTGAGGTTGAAAATCCTGAATCTATGAAAATTGAAATTGGCGGGATTGAGATTGATCTGACTCCTCCGGCTGAAGGAGGGGATAATTTTGACGATAACTTAGCTGAGTTTATAGATGACAGCGTACTGGCAACTATTGGTTCTGATCTAGTTGAGGAAGTCTCTAGTGATGTGACATCCAGAAAAGACTGGGTGGATATGTATGTCAAAGGTTTAGATGTTTTGGGGATGAAGTATGAGGAGAGGACTGAGCCTTGGAGCGGCGCTTGTGGCGTATTCTCAACCATACTCACCGAGGCGGCTGTTCGTTTCCAAAGTGAAACTATCATTGAAACGTTCCCTGCGGCTGGCCCGGTCAAGACAGAGATTATCGGTGCAATTGACCGCCTTAAAACTGAGGCGGCAGCTCGCGTCCAAGAGGACATGAATTATAAGTTGACCGAAGAGATGCCTGAGTACAGACCTGAACATGAGCGCATGTTGTTTAACTTAGGACTTGCTGGCTCAGCTTTTAAGAAAGTTTACTACGACCCCTCTCTTGGAAGACAGACTGCTGTCTATGTTCCTGCCGAAGATGTGATTATTCCCTACGGCTCTAGTAACTCTAGAACGGCTGAGAGAGTTACGCACATCATGCGTAAGTCTAAGAATGAACTTAAAAAATTACAGGTGGCTGGCTTCTACGTTGATATAGATCTTGGAGAGCCTAGTAATCTACATACAGACGTAGAAAAGAAAAAAGCGGATGAGCAGGGGTACTCAGTAACCGATGACGACCGCTATCAGATTTATGAAATTCAAGTTGACTATGACTTACCGGGCTATGAAGATGAAGATGGTATTGCTTTACCTTACATCATCACGATTGACGTTGGAACTAATAAGATTTTATCTATTTACAGGAACTGGAATGAGTCGGATAAGAAGCGTCTTAAGCGTCAGCACTTTGTCCAGTATGACTATGTACCTGGCTTTGGTGCTTATGGCTTTGGCTTCATACATCTTATTGGTGGTTATGCAAGGGCCGGTACATCTATTATTAGACAGCTCATTGACGCTGGCACACTGAGTAATCTTCCAGGAGGCATGAAGTCTCGTGGGCTAAGAGTTAAAGGAGATGACACTCCTATAGCTCCAGGAGAGTTTAGAGATGTAGACGTACCGAGTGGGTCTATCAAAGACAACATTATGATGCTTCCCTATAAGGAACCGTCACAAGTCTTGGCCGCCTTATTAGATAAAGTCACGGATGAGGGCAGACGTTTAGGCTCTATTGCTGATATGAATGTCAGTGATATGAGTGCTAACGCGCCAGTGGGAACTACTTTAGCTTTGCTTGAGAGACAGTTGAAAACGATGTCTGCGGTGCAGGCACGGGTTCACTACTCTATGAAGCAAGAGTTCAAGATCCTAAAAGCGATCATCAGAGATTACGCCCCAACAGAGTATGAGTACGAACCTACTTCTGGCACGAGGATGGCTAAGCAGGAAGACTATGACATGGTGGATGTCATTCCTGTCTCTGATCCTAATAGCTCGACGATGGCGCAAAGGATCATGCAGTATCAAGCTGTGATGCAGATGGCACAGCAGGCTCCTCAGATCTATAACTTACCTAATTTACATAGGCAGATGATTGAGGTTTTAGGTGTTAAAAATGGTGAGAAGCTAGTCCCGACGACAGATGATGAAGAGCCAAGAGATCCTATCTCTGAGAATATGGCGTTTTTAAAAGGAGAGCCTACTAAAGCGTTCATTTATCAGGATCAAGATGCTCACATTGCGGTTCATACAACGTTCATGCAAGACCCAATGATCGCGGCGACGATGGGACAGAACCCAATGGCTCAGCAAATGATGTCTGCTGTTCAGGCTCACATTGCAGAACACCTTGGATTCTTGTACAGACGTAAAATTGAGGAGCAAATGGGCGTTCCGCTTCCTCCTCCAAACGAAAAACTGCCAGAAGATGTGGAAGTTCAGCTATCAAAACTCATTGCAGAGGCAAGTGCCCAGCTTTTACAGAAAAATACGGCAGAAGCACAGCAGAAACAGGCTCAACAACAGGCTCAAGACCCGCTTATTCAGATGCAACAGGCTGAATTGCAGCTTAAAGCCGAAGAAGTTAAGCGTAAAACTGCAAAAGATCAGGCAGATATGGCTTTAGCTCAGGCTAGATTGCAAATTGACGCACAAAGAATCCAAGCAGAGAGCCAAAGAGAGGCTATGAGACTTCAATCTCAGCAAAAACAGACTGAACAGAAGATTAAAGCTGATGTCATTACCAAAATGACAAGAAAATAAGGGTGGAGAACTGCTATGGAACTGAAGATATTTGATGTTTTGAACCAAAAAATCAATGAACGAATTCAGGATTTAAATAGATTCTTATGTGATGGCACGGTTAAAGACTTTGCTGAATACAAAGGAATGTGCGGAGTAATTAAGGGTCTACAAACCGCACAGTATGAGATAAATGACCTTTTAAGAAAAATTAAGGACGATGACGATGAGTGAATTTGATGTGTCTGCCGTTGATCTATCAAATATTTTAGACAAAGAACCGATAGAGAAAGCGAGACAGGTTCCAGATCCCGCTACTTACCACATACTTTGTATGCTTCCTAAAGCAGAGGAAGAATTTAGCGAAACTGGCATCCTTAAATCTGCAACAGCAATGCACCATGAAGAATTGCTTTCTCCCGTCTTGTTTGTGGCCAAAATTGGCCCAGATGCATTTAAAGACGAAAAGCGATTTCCTTCTGGGGCTTCATGCAATGTTGGAGACTTCATCATTACGCGACCTAATACTGGGACGCGAATGAAAATACACGGAACCGAGTGGCGACTTATCAACGACGACAGCGTTGAGGCGGTAGTCCAGGATCCCCGTGGTATTCAGCGGCCTAACTATTAAGGAGTAATTTATGCCTGAATTAGAGAATGAAGATATAAAG